CAGCAGAACCAGTAGAAACAATTACTTCTGTAAGAGCATTATCAAAAACATCTGTTCCAACAATAGTATTTGTCTTAGCATTATCACCTGTTCCTGCTGTGGTTACAGTTAAAATTCTAGCTCCACCAGAAGCAAAAGAAGCATTTGCTAAAGTTGCCGTTGTATTAGGTCTTGCTGCGGTAACTATAAAATTATTATCTGCCGCAACCTCGTCACTTATAAAGGCTGGTTTTACATCTGAAATAGTTCCTGCCATATTCATCTCCTTAAAAAGTGTGGGGGTAATTAGCCCCCACTATCGATTAGTTGTTAGCAGTTGTAACTGCGATAGTACCACCAGATGTTCTGAGCATTATCTTCACTGCCATCTCATCTGTATTGTTGGCAGCTTCAAAATAAATGTAAGATCCAGCTTTGATAGTCGTATCTGCAGCAGATGCTGTTAAGATAATCTTAGCATGTGCGTCTGTAGTTCCTGCTTCACGTTCTAGTACGTTAGTTCCTGCACCTGTAACAAATGCTTCAAAAGAAGAAGCATCAAGTTCATTATTTGTCTGTACTTGTAATGTTAATACTGCTGAAGCAGATATAACATTGTCAGTAAAAATAATTAAACTTTTGTGAGTGTCAGAAGCTAGATCAGTAGTAGATGCAGTTAATGCTAATGTTGCACCAACATTACCTGTGTATCTTACTGCTGATTGATTTACTGCAATTTCTGTAGCTCCCGCTGCAATTGCAAAATCAGTTCCTACTACACCTGTTCCACCAAAAATAGCACTTGTTTGTGCTGCTGAAACAACAGCAGTTTGATTTGCTACTTGCTCTAAAGCCATTGATAATCTCAATGCTGTGTTAGGATTTGTAAGAACATCATCTACGTTTGCAATAGTACCTTGATCGGGTTTACCAAAGTTAAGAGACCATGTAGGATTTAATCCTAAAGGTACTGTGTTAACTCCTGCATTAAAAAAATCTGAAATACCGTTAAGTGACGAAGATAAAACAGTAGCACCTGTTACGGCTAAAGTTCCACCGATTGAAGCATTTCCACTTGAATCAATAGTTGTGTTAGATGTTTCAGCACCTGTTGTGCCATTTGTTGAAAATTGAGTAAATCCAGTTTCGGATCGGACATTACCCTTAAAAGTTGTATTAGCCATGTAAATCTCCTATCTTGGCAAATGTCAGTTACTTTATGTAACTGTTAGGTTTAGTTTATTATACACAAAAAAGGGCAGTATGTAACTGCCCTTCTTAGATTAAAGTTTGTAAAGCTTACGCTCCTGGTGAACCAAACAAGGCACGAGGATCAGAGAAACCAAAAGAATATCTTTCTCTTGCTTTATATCTCATGTTTCCTGTCTCAAAGTCTGGATCCATAGCTGTTGCTAAAGACATTCTTTCAAAATGCTTTAGACCATTAGGTGCATCTGTCTTAATGAAGAAAGCATCAGTGTCTGTCAAGAAATCATTGACCACATAACCATTTGGCAACATGCCCATTGATTGATGTGCATTGACATCGTTGTCTGCTGTTCCTGGTCTTAGGTTAGATGCCATTAATCTTTCTGCTATAAATTGTAACTGACGAGGGATAATTAACTTCATGCCTCTTAAAGCAATAATTAATCCTCTCTCATCTGTAAAACCTGCAATATTGATTAATGCATCTTCCAAAGATGTTTCGTTAAGATCGGCTGCAGAAACATTGTCTAACGTACCACCATTTGTTAATGGGTGATCTGCTACACATAATGCTTTTCCGTCACCACCTGTTACAGAAGTGTCGAATGCACTATTTAATACACCTGCTGCTTTTACTTGCTTAGTATGTGCCATAGATCTTGCAAGTGCTCTTGTATAACGTGAAGAGATTTTGTCATAAAGGTTATCCTCTACGGCTTCTTCTGTTATTGAGAACGCCATTGCAACTGTCTCATGGTTATACCTTGCAGTATAAGCCTCATTTGCATCGTCAAATGTTACTGCGTTACCCTCTGACTTAGTGGGTGCAGCTCCAAATCCACTCAACATTACTTCTTCTTCAAACGCTCTGTCAGATGACTCGGTGTCAAAGATTTCGGAATGTTGACCTTCATACCTATTATACTCCATACCAAAGAGGGCGTTTAAACCCGGCTCTAATTCCTTGGCGAGTTGTGCTCTTGAAATTGCCATTGTTCATCACTCCTTATGATATAGCAGCATCAGCATCACCAGAAGAACTGGCAAATACATGATTGTTGAGTTTAACGATATAAGAGATTCCTGCGGCAGAGTGATCAGCGTTAGTTACATCTTCATGAATTCCTACAATCATAAGTGGATTGGAAGGATCAGATGCTTCAGCTGAAGATATATCTATCATAGCACTAGAAAGACCAGTTGTGGTATTTCCAGCTGTTGCCGTAGCAAGAATTGCTGTTTTAAATATATCTGCTCTCGCAGTTGCCTTATCAGTGTTTGTACCATCAGATGCAATGATAAATTTTTGCATAGGATTGTCATATATAAAACACTTTATATCGAAGTTAGCATTGGCAGTACCATCGCCCGCCCATGTGTTTTTGAAAGTTAATTTACCTGTTGACGCATCAACGTATTCACATCCAGCAAAAACACCAAGGAGTTGTTTACCATCTCCTCCGGCACTTGTAATTATTGCTGCGGTTCCACCTGTCAACTCGACTTCAACTGGAGAACCCTGAAAAATCGCTGAAGCATCGCTTTTGATAAAATACTGACTAGTAGAATTGATGCCACCACCAATAACACTAATCGGCTTTAACCCAAACTTTACGTTTACATTAGCCATTTATTTAGCTCCTTATTGCTTCATTATAGTTACTCGGTAGGTTTTGGTTTCCCACCGAAAGATACACGACTTTGCCTATCATTATGAATAGGCATCGAGGGATGTTGTTCCCTCATTAGGTTTTCATCCACGGCTTTCATCTGGTTGCGGGTCTGGTCCCGATAATATTCAGTTCTTTCTGTTACCGTTTCTTCTGGTATCCGTGCAAGCATTAATCCACCTACACCAATTACCCCTGCATTCTTACCCTCTTCAATTGTCGGAAACATATCCCCAGAATCTGGATACTCATCCGCTCTAACTGGCTCCCAACCTTCCCTAAGTCTTGAGTGCATATTCGTTTTATCATCCTCACCTCTTAAATGAGTTCTAATCCAACGATGTTTGTACCCAGCGGGTGCGTCTGGCATAGCCAACTTTGACGGGGGTGCCCACGGTTTTCTTCTTGCCGGGGTCTTTGCACGACTTTCATTATCTCGTGTTGTTCTCTTGTCTGCCATGTTTTACTCCTTCACATACTTAGCATATTCTTCGAGCGGAACATTCAGCCTTCTCGCAATAGCAATTTGCGATGCAGACAACTTGACTGTTCTGCGTCCCTTTGGTGATGACGACTTAGAAGCCGTTGTCCCAGCAGAGGCGACTCTGGGACTATTAGATTTTTTTGGAGTTTCTTGAAATTTTTGTGGAAACTCCGATCTAATCCTATTATCTAGTTCAGTATAGTACTCATCTGACGTTGCGTCAAACCCTTCATCCTCAATTAATTGTTTATGTAGACCAAAAGCTGCATAAGTCATAGGTTGATCTTGTCCAAACCATGTGTTTTTCTTTGCCCAACTTTCTGCTTTAGGATCCGGTGCAGGTGTATTTGCAACGGGAGCGGATGCTGGTGCCGATGCTGGTGCCACATCGGGTGTTGTTTCTTTTAATTGTTTTTGTTCTTCTTTTCTAGCTTTTAACTGATTAAGACGAGCCTCTTCTAAAGCTATTCTAGAAATATTTTGTTGAGCATCGTACATAGCATCAACATCATTCTCTTCTACTGCTTTTCTATAAGCTTCTTTTGCAGCGATTGATTGCGATTGAACTCTTGTGTCAAACTCACCAACATAAGTGTTGTCTAATTTATCTAGTTTAGATTTTAGCTCCTCATTTTGTTTTTTAACAGATTCAGCAAATTGAACAGCGGCTTGTCTCTGTTTCTCTTCTTCTCTGTACTTATAAGTAAGTGTTGAAATACGTTTTTTAACCGCTTGAGAATAATCCGAGAGATCATCTTCTTTGTCTTCTTTTACTTCAACAGCAGGTTTGTTCTCGTTACTTTCGGGTTGGCTTTCGTCTTGAGAATCTTCAATTTCTATCTCTTGACCTTCTTCTTCTATTTCTTCTACTTTTACATTTTCTTCTTGCATACTAAGCTCCGTATGTTTTTATGTCGTCTGGATCGACAATGGTTGCAATGACTTCATCATCATTGATTATTCTAACTTCCCCACCCTCTATTTGAAATCGTGAGCCAGCGTAACGACCGATACATACCCAATCGCCTTCCTTACACCAAGGACCACCATCTCCAAATTTATCTATATCTTTATAAGCAAGAGGTCCGACTTTAGTAACATAAGCTGTAACTGTAGCTCGTGCTTCTCTTTCTCTTACTGGATCTGGAACGTAAACACCACCATCAGTTTTTTCTTTGCCCATGTATGGCATAACTAATAATCGCCAGCCTGTGGGTTGTGGTATTCTGTCTATTATTTTTAACTTCTTTGCTTCTTCTTCGGCTTTTTTCTTTGCGTTCCTCTGTGCTAGAACGTATTCAGGTATTATCAGACTCATCATCCACCTTTTTTAGCAGGGTTTGTATATGTTCCAACGCATAGGTGAGTCCCTGTATTTCACCTACCATTGCTTTGTAATGACCAATATCAGACGCACTACCACTGGTCAAGGAAATACTTATGTCGTCTACTCTAGTTGTTAAGTCTTTTTTATATTTTTGTAGAAAATCTGTTATATACATGTTTATCCAAAAAAGTTTGTGCTATATGTAAGCTTACCTTGTGGCTCTTGTGTTTCTCTATCAATACCTAAGTTTAATCTTAAATTAGGATTATCAAAAACAGGGTATCCATCCGCTCCTATTGCTTGTTTTGCAAAATTATTTATGTCCTTAAAAGTTGATGA